AATCACGGCAAAATGGCTTTAAATAGCCAAATATAGAGTTCCGAATATAGAGAACCGATGTTTATGCACATGGGTTCTCTTTTTATTTGAATGCATTGGGGTTAATTCAACAATGTGGGCGAGAGGAGAGGAAATACATGGAACAAGAAAACAAAGTAGCGGAGGCTACAGTGGAGGATACACCACTAACTTTCGATGAAATATTGGGAGATAAAACGTATCAAGCAGAGTTTGACAGGAGAGTTCAAAAGGCTTTAGAAACTGCAAGAACAAAATGGGAAGAAGAAGAAAAGTCAAAGAGATCTGAAGCTGAAAAACTTGCCAAGATGGATGCAGAACAAAAAGCAAAATATGAACTTAAGAAAGCAAATGAAGAAAGAGATTCTGCTATAGCTAGATTAAATGCTTATGAGTTAAAAAATACAGCAATTAAGATAGCACAAGAAAAGGGGCTAGATATATCTTTACTTGAGGATATTGATTATTCTAAACAAACAGCAGAAACAATTACTACTATTATTGATACAAAGAAAGCAGTATTTGATAAAGCATTAGAAAAAGCAATGAACGACAAGTATAAGGAATCAACACCTCTAACAAATATGTCTGAAAAGACAACAACAAGTAATATGCCAGAATTTTTTTAGAAAGAGGAGATGATTTATTATGGCAAGATTAGATTCATTATCTATACAATTACAAACAAATGCAGAATATAAGGACAAATTAGCTGAAAGCTATGGAAAAGTAATTGAAAACTTACAAAAATCAACTATATCATCTGCATTAAAAAACACTGATTTATCAGGAGATGTAAATTCAGGAACAGTTGAAGCTAAACGTTTTGCTAACGCAACAGCTCAAAACTATGGTACTGCTCGTGGAAATGGATATGCTAACAAAGTAAAAGCATTACCAGTAGTAGTAGCATTAGACACTAACAAAGAGTTTATTGAAGAAGTTGAAGAAAAAGACCTTAAAACTTACGGTGTTGGTGGATTAATTGAAAGAAGAACTGCTAATCAAGGTGGAGCTATGAAGAGATTACTTGAAAGAGCATTCTTTAATGAAGCAGTTACTTCAGGATCTGCATTAAGTTTAAGTGCTGTAACTGCACCAACTAAACTTGAAGAAGCTATCCAAAACATTGAAACAACTAAAAATGATTTTGTTGATGGTGTTGAAAGAGATTTAATAAGTGTTGTATGCGCTCCATCATTCTATGGAGATTTAAGAAACTACCTAGATGCAGGAGTAAACAATGCAAATGTTACAACTGAAGTAGGAGAATTTGGAAGATTCCATGGTGTTGATGTTTATTCATCAGTATATCTACCAGCAGGAGTAGATTTTGTAATTATGGTTAATGGTTCAATAGCACAACCAGTACTACCATCAATTTACAATCCAAGCAAAATTGAACTTTCTGATGCAACTGCATTCGGACTATTCCTATATTATGGAACAAAAGCAGTTACTCCAGAATTAATCAAATACGAAGGAACACCAAGTATATAATTAGTTAGGAGGCGTTAGTATGTTAGAAGAAATAATCTATGAGTTAGGAGATAACTACAACTCAGATGATGAGAGTGTTCTAGAAGAAATTTTAGAAGAAGTTACTGCTAACGCTTTAACTATATCTAACAGAGGAAATACAGAACAAAATAAAGATTTTCTAAAACATGAAATAAAGACATGTGTAAAAGGAATATATTTACAAAGAGGAGCAGAAGGACTTAACAGTTTATCTGAAAGAGGTACATCATCAAATTTTAATGATTGCATGGAAAAAATGAGAAATGATATTATAAGGAATGGTAAACGCCAATGCTATTAAGATATTTGTCTCCTATTACCCTAAAACAAGCGAGTAAAATAAAACAAGCAAATGGTACTTACAAAAATACTTATGAAGATATCGGTTCTTATAAAGTCCAAAAGCAAAGTTTAACAGATGATGAAGTATCTGCTACAGTATATGGAGCAAATATAAACAAAATGTTAAGAATATCAAGCCCTTTAAGTAATTTGGAAGAATATCTTTTACCTAAAGTAGATAATAAAGAGGACAATATATCTAACTATTATATTGAATACAAAAACAAAACTTATAAGATTGTGGCTGTAGCAGAAGATAGAATAGATATAGAACTCATAAATAGTACATCAACATTAAGTATATGAAAAAAATAGAGAGTTTAAGTGTTGATATATCTAAATATGGTGAAAGAGTAATTGATAATTTAATTAAAGCACAAAGAAGTACGGCTAGAGATCTGTTGAAAGATGTGAAGTTAGGAGCGCCAGTAAATACAGGAGCATATAGAGATTCTATTCAAATGACTGATACAGTATATGATGGAAACGAAATAAGAACTTCAGTATATACAGATGCAACAGTAATGGATTCGTTAGGTAGGGAATACAATTTAGGTGAATTAATTGAATATGGAACAAGACCACATTTAATTGAACCAGCGACAAAACAAGTATTAAAGTTCACAATAGATGGACACACAATATTTGCAAGTCATGTATTTCATCCAGGAACAGTTGCAAACCCACACTTTCAATTAGCTTTACAAAAAAATATACCCTTGTACCAATATAATATAAGAAGGGCGTTGAAGGAGGCAGAGTTGTGAGAGAAGTTATCCAAGCGAAGCTTGAGGAAATACAAGATATAGAAATAACCTCTGAAATGCCGAATGAGGTATTAGATGAGGGCAAGACATATTTTAGTTACACTTTACAAACAGATTATCAAGATTCAGATCTAAACAAGAATTATACATATAGACCTTTTATAATAGGTTATGTAAAAAGAATAGAAAATTTAGAGGAAAATACACTAGAAATAGTGGATAAAGCCACAGAAGATATAGTTAATAAATTAAAAGAATTAAACATACGAACAAGTTATAGAGATGTTACACTAGACAAAATAAGAAAAGTACAGGTAACAGGATATGGCTTGTATAATGAAATAAACAATATATTAGTTTAGGAGGTAAATATGGCAACATTTACATTAGGACACGGAACAAAATTAGAGTATAGTACAACTGAAAATGGTTCTTACACTGAATTATATGGTCCAAAAAGCATTGGGGAAGTGGGCGGCACTCCAGACAGAGTATCCACAGACACTCTTTCAAACTCTAAGTATCATACCGCTATTGATGGTCTCATGCCTGAAGTAGCATTAGATATACCATTTAATTTAGATGTAGAAGAAGCAGATTCAAACATGAGATTAGTATATGACATGGAAGCTACTGGAAATGAATATTGGTTTAAAATCACTTATACAAGTGGTGTAGAAGTAAAATTCAAGAGTAAAGTAAAATACTCAATAGGAGTTGCAAATCCAAACGAAATACAAGAATTTACAATGCACTTATCACCAGTAGGTGAACCAGTAATAACTTTACCAAGTGCAAGTATATAATAACTATAAGGGGTTATGAGGGTTAGTACCCTTGTAATCTCTTTTTAATTAGAGGAGGAAATACAAATGAAATATACTTATATAATGAGTAATGGAAAAGAATTAAAATTAAGATTAACATCAGGAGAATGCATAGAAATAGAAAATATAACAAAGAAACCTATATTACAATATGTAACAGAAGAATCAATGAC